CTAATACAGATATGGCACCGGAGACGAGCCCCTGGCTGGGAGTACTCGTCACCATGACTGTGACTAGCACAATATGTGTTTACCTCACTATTACAATGCGACCGCGTATCCGAGAGTACGTGTCGTACTACCTTGAAAACCAGAACCAGTATTGCGGCATGGCGTCATCAGACGTCTTGTCGGAATTCCGTGACACCCCAACGCCGAGATTTGAAAAGATCGACGCGCCTCACGGGACATCAGCCGCCTGGCGCACTTGCGCCCGCAAGCTGATGCACTTGGTCGTGGGCAAAATTGGGCTCGTTCACTACGAGCTAGGCTTGGCTAAGTCTGACCAGCGCAAAGGGATCGAAGGACAACGATTCTGGTACTGGGCCAAGGACGCGACAGCGAACGTCCAGAACGACACCGTGCGACAAGAGCACGCTTTCGTCCTGACCGACACCGACTACTACGGCGTCGGTTCCGACAACTACCTCCGCAAAGCCCTGCTGGAATCCAAGAACCCCGTCCTGGTGTCGACAACGATCCCAATCCACGCGACACTCCAGACGGAGGACTTCTCTTACCGCTTCCTCGAAGACGGGCGCTTCAACGCCCGCGCGCGGGGCAATAGCGGTGCAGAGCTCGGCTACTGCCACTACCTCAACGACTTCAGTCCTGACGCCATCATGGTGTGCTCCTGGTTGACTACCAAGACGTACGCCGTCGAGACGCGCAACCTGAAGGACCATCGGTCTGTGGTCTGCCTCGCACCCATCAGCTCATGGTGGGGCCTGTCAGGCCTCGTTGCTCGCTTTTTCCTGTCCGGGATGCGTCTTCGCCATTTGGATCCAATCCACACGGGGACGCTACTGAACGGGGATACCGCGAGCTTCGTTCGTATCGAATCGATGAGTGAGCAAGGACACCTTGTATCCACGGCCCGTGCCGGCTTGTGGAATCATTGCACGGTGCCCGTCGCTATTGACGCGATGGTGGCACAACAGGCTGCGGCCCAGAAATCGCCCCTCTCCATTAGCTCGCTGATGAAAGTCGTGAGTAACACGGATCGCGAGGATGCGAAGGTCACCGGTCCAGCAGCCGCCACATTGGCAGAGTACCACAACGCCACGAACTTTCCCAGAGCGGCCTACTTCGCCATCCACAAAGAAGCTCTCAACGTTTACTCTT